TGAGAGGCTGTATTCTATGCTGAGTATAATCAACATTGTCTATGCCAAAAGAATTTCTACAACAAACATAAAGATATGTTGTTCCGCATCTGGGGAAGCCAACAATTTTTAATCTTGCCATTCTCCGACTTCTTCGTTCCAAACCCAATGCCCTTCAGAGCCAGGTTTTGCTACAGGAGGTTGCCAATCATAATTAGAATCTAACGACCATGAATCATATGGTTTTGGTGTAATAAAAACATCAGCTTCTTGATTGTATGTATAACCTACTCCCGCATATTGTTTTCTAAAATTATTATTATATGAAGTCTGAATCCATGTCCCGCCCAACAAGTTGTGACAAAATTCAGCACCTTTTGCTTCATTTTCAACACCGTCAATTAATAGTTCACTGTTGTTAACAACAACTCCTTGAACAACAATATTGTTTTCATCAATTCTTACAAAATGTGCCATTAGAAAGTTATACTCCCTGTTCCTGTGAATGTGTAGACATGAAATCCACTTCTTGATACTGCGCTATAAGTTGGGGAACCAGTTGTTGCTAATGCAACTGGGAATGTACTTGGGTAAGCGATAATTACAACTCCAGAACCACCATTACCGCCAGTTCCGTTATAGAAGCTATACGAGCCTCCACCTCCACCACCACCAGTATTAGTTCCACCATTACCTCCGCCAAATGGTCCACCAACAACTCCGCCAGCACCGCCTCCACCGCCTCCACCTGCACCACCAGCGCCGTAAGAGCCAGTTCCAGAACCTCCACCGCCTCCTCCACGCTGTACAGATGTTCCTGTTATGGAAGAAGCACGACCTGCACCACCATTTCCGCTAGAGCCAGCAGCATTAGTTCCACCGCCTCCACCACCACGACCGCCAAGGTTTGGGTCTCCACCAGCGGATCCTCCGTAACCCTCAACTGGAGTATAACCACCAGAGTTTCCTGCACCACCAGCGGTGTTTACACCACCACCTCCACCGCAACCACCAGAGCCATTAACTATTGCACCACCGCTTGCGGCAAATGTGTTAAACGATGATGCTTGACCTACTGTTCCACCAGCGTTTGTTTGACCACTACCACCATTACCAACAGTTACGGTATATTGAACACCAGGTGTTACTGCCAATGCAGCATTTTCACGCTGTCCACCTGCACCACCTGAGCCAGCAAGAAATGGTGATCCATGACCAGCACCACCACCTGCTTGAACAAGCACTTGAATAGTAGGTGTTACAGATCTTGACAGAACACGCTGACCGAAATTTTTAACACTTCCACCACCAAATTTAGAATAAAATGGCATATTAACTCCTAAGCGAATTTAGTTTGACTAGCAAGTACGGTGTATGTATTCGCTGCTGTTTTAAGAATACTTAATGCATAGCTATCAATTGAAGATGCATTTCCACCTGTCGGTGCTGTTCCGCCCTGCCATTTTGGAGTAATTGTTGTCCCATCTACTTGAACAACATTGGCAAAATATGCCGTAGTGCCTTGCTGAGCCATAAACACGACTGTAGCAACATCACCGACAGCAATGCTGCTATTCATTGTTACCGTTGAATTACCACGCACATTTAATGTCCAGTTTGCAGATGCGTTTGTTGTATAAAAAACAGAAGGGTTTGATAAATAATTAATTGTAACCGTTCCAGTCGCAGCTGTTGCAGAAACAAGCATTGGTTCACTAACACTAGTTACAGAAAGTTTTGTTGAAACATTTGCATTTGCAGATGTAATACTTGTAAGACCATCAATCGTAGTGTTGCTTGAACCCAACGAGATTGCTGTTGAACCAATTGTTACTGATGCGTTAGCAAGTTTGCTATTTGTAATAGTAGTGTTTGCAATATCTGCATCAACGATTACCCCAGAGCTAATTGCTGTTACTCCGCTATCAGAGATAACAACATCACCCGTTTCTGCAACTGAAGTTGGTACGCCTGATGAGTTGTACACAATAATATTTCCAGCCGTACTAGTTGCTAATTTTGATAGCGCAATAGCAGCAGATGAACTGATATCTGAGTTTACAACAGAGTTGCTTAATGAAAGCTTTCCATATGTAATCGCTGCTGAAGCATTCACATCGGCATTAACAATTGTTCCATCAACAATTGATGCACTCGTAACAGAGTTAGATGGAATAACATTTTGTGTTAATGTAATCAAATTCCAGCTTGTACCGTTATACAACCAGGTTTTTCCACCTGATGTAAAGGTGTCGTTGTTTGCGGGGGAGTCTGGAAAGTTAATTGCCATGTTTTCTATTATATCCTAAATAGATATATTAAACAATACATAGAATTACCCCTCAAGCCAAAAAGAACTATTTATATTCTTTTTTATGCCAGAAGTTGTCCCGATAACCGCCATAGAATTTCCTTTGAACAGCATGTTTTTGTTTTGTTACTTCTTCTTCATCATACAAAGACACTTCCGTATCCCATGATTCCCTTTTGATTGGAATTATCTGAAACATGGGGGTTCCAGCTGGAATCACTCCTTCAAAATCACTGTGGATTAAAAATGGAAGATTATTTGGGAACGGGTACATTCCGTAGCTATCAAGATCCACTATTCCAGTCGTTGTTTCAAATGGGAGATCGTTTCTATTTAATGGATGTGTTATTAATGCAGAGTACCCTTTAGGTAGTTTTGGGGACCAAGGCATTCTCCATGTAAATTCTTGATTTACAAATCCACTTGGTATTTCCATCACACTGTCTGGATGATTGGTCCTCATTGCCATAATTTCTGGCTCACACGAGTAGTGCCATTCAAGCTCTCCATTTTCAGTAGATATATATATGTCTGTCCAAGTTTCTTGTATATAACCCGTCATGAATGTGTCGCTAAATGGCATACATAATTTCACAGTTTTATTAGACATCTCACCATTATTAAATTTTTTTTTCCCGTCAAGAAAAAGAGGCATTTTTTTATAGCGTTCTGGAATATAGTCACGAGCTGGTTTTGGATAAGGTACTCTTATTCCAATTTCTTTTGTCATTGGGGTAAATTTTATTGTTGGCATACAGCGCACTCCTTAGTTGGTTATTTGCTCCCAACTAAGTATATCTTCATTCCAGTCAAAAAACCCTTCAGGTTTTGGTACAGGTGGTTGCCAATCATGGTTGCTATCTAAAGTCCAGGATGGGAATGGCTGTGGTTGTATAAAAACATCCGCTATAGGATCATATGTGTAGCCAATGCCAGCAAATTGTTTTCGGATATTGTGATTATAGCTTGTTCTTACACAAGTTTGATTACGGAAATTACTATACCATTCTTCTGGGGTTACCCCATCAAGTATTTCGTGCTCATCCTTGCCAGTAATTACTTCCGTTACAATGTTATTATCGTCAAGAAATGCATAGTGTGCCATTACCAACTCACCGTTCCCGTACCAAGTGTAAACTCATACACCTTGTTTGCCCCAACTATTGTCTTGGTATAAGTAAGACCAGCGCTAATTGTCGTTATATCTGCGTATTGCGTACCGTATCTAATATATACAACGCCAGATCCACCAAGACCACCCTGATGTCCACCACCACCACGGTTAGCAGTGCTTCCAGAGCCAGCGCCAGCTCCACCACTTGATGGTACATAACCTCCGTCAACATAAATGGCTTTACCACCTCCACCACCTGCACGAGTTATAGATGTTCCTGTTACACTGGATGCAATTCCGCTTCCTCCATTTGGAGTTGAACCTGATGCACCACTTCCTCCACCACCTGCAGCACCACCACCGCCTCCACCATTAGCCCATTGGTAAGCCGCTACACCTCCAACTCCACCACTATTTCCCTGTCCAGTTGTTCCAGAACCACCACTATACCCACCAACAAAACCAGACGAACCACCACCAGCGCCAGAACCACCAGACTGCCCAGCTGCTGCCTCACCGTTTGTTCCACCACCACCATTTGATGTAATACTCCCAAAAACAGAATTAACACCATTTGTGTTGTACGCACCAGCAGCACCAACTGTAACTGTGTACGATGTTCCAGAAGTAATGCTTAGCGGAGTTAGAGCACTCCCGTTTTGACCTGTTAATTCGCCAGAAATTGAAGAGCGATAACCACCTCCGCCACCTCCGCCTGAAATATTCCAGTATCCAGCGTTTGTTCCGCTACCGCCGCCTGCAACAACAAGGAATTCAACAGAGGGAGGAGGTATTGAGCCCCAATTACTTGCCCCTCTTTCTATCTGAACAGTGCGGTTATCCCATATACCAGAAGCGGAGCTAGGACTTACTGCTTGTTTAGCACCAAGAATACTTCCGTTGGGTCGCACTAACTAATTTCCTCATAACTGCACACAGCCTCAAGATCGGAGTTCGCTGATGCTGTTAAACGCAAAGTATCACCTTCTTCTAAATAAATTGATTTACTAATAACATCAAGAGTAGCATCTGATGGGACAGCTACGGTCTTAGCGATATGATAGGCGGTAGATGATCTAAATATGTCAACATTGATATCAGCAGCACTTGTACCGTCAATATTGGATATATAAAGAGCGTTAACCTTAAGTACCTTTCCGCTTCCTCCGCTATTTGTAACGATTGCTGTTGCAGATGTTGTAACCGCAAGCACCGCTGTCTTTCCTGTAATTGTTGTTACACCTACAATATTTGGTGCTGCCATAATCTATCCTCCAAAAACAATTGACATTGCAATTGCCTTACCTGTTGATGCAGGTGTAAAACCTAAGTTTGTTACAGCAACATTGGCTGCCAATTGTGTATTCGTAATCGTTGCATTTGCGATCTGTGTAGCTGTGATTGTCGCATTTGCAATGTGCGCACTTGTGATAGTTGTATTTGCAATATGCGCACTTGTAATAGTTGCGTTTGCAATTTTTGCGGATGTAACCGCAGCATTTGCGATCTGTGTATCTGTAATGGTAGTGTTTGCAATTTGTGTAGCGGTGATTGTAGCGTTTGCAATTTTTGCGGATGTAATTGTTGTATTTGCAATCAAATCATTGGTGATTGAACCATTTGACATCGCTTGCACAAAAGCTTGCCAGGTATCACCTGTCCATGTCCAGCTTCTTCCGCCAGATGTAAAGATATCATTTGTTGATGGGGAATCTGGGAAGTTAATTGCCATTAAATACCTCCTAACAATAGTTGTGCTTCTTCTTCTGTAATACCCAATTTTTCTAACAAAGCCTGTCTTGCGATTGTTTTAGCAGCGAGAGCAGCGGCTTGCGCTTCGGCTTCGGCTTTGTCGGCTTCAATTTGTGCAGGGTCGTATTCTTCAATGAAAACTGGGCAGGCACTTCCGTTTGGTGTTATTTCATTTGTCATTTGGTGTACCCATAAATGCTTACTGTTCCTGTTTGTGCTTGGTCGTTTAAAAGTGTTATTCCGTCAAAACTTGTGCTGTCAATTTGTGCGTGACCGTAACTAATTATTCCGTAATTCGCTCCAGCGTTTTGTTCACGACCAATACCAATAAATCCTGTACTCGTTGCGATAAATGGTGAAATAATATCTGCCACGACATTACGGGTTGTCGTGCTAGAAATTGATAAACCAAAACTTGTTGTTGTTGTTGATCCACCTCCAGGAGTACCTGTGTTTGTGTATAAGCTGACAAAAGTATAGTTTGTTGCGGTGTCCGTAGTTGCAATACGAAGTCTTGCTGAAACTGAAGCCGCACTTGCATAAGTTGCCCTATACACAATTCGGTAATTATCGTATGCAGAACTAAAAACACCGTTCAGACTTAGTGAAGTTGTAGCGGAAGTAAAAGTTACCTGCCCGTTAGTTCCAACTGTTGCAGTACCACCACCAACCGAAACTGATGTAGGTATAATTGGAACAAGACCACCGTTCTGTGTGATCCAAGCAGATCCATTATAGGCTACCAAACGAGCTGTGTCAGTCTCATAAATAAGTTGACCAACAAACGGAGAAGAAGGGCGAGTAGAACTCGTTACCACTCCTGGCTTAATTACCGATGAAGCTCCGATAACCGAAGAGAATGCCATTATTCACCTTCTGGCATTACTGTTGGCTCTGGTGTAGGAGGAGCAGTAAAGTCCTGTGTTTCTGAGTCATAGGTGAATCCCTGACCCGCATATGTTTTACCTTCTGTATCAAAAAAGGTTTCAACCCAACGACCAGGATATCTGTCGGGGTTTGATTCTAAAAAATCACGCATAACAACAGCTACATGTGTAACCACATTGTTATCGTCTAATTGTGCAAAATATTGTGCGCTCATATATCTCCTATTCTACCACTTATGCTGTTCTAAATCTAACATAGACAATACCAGATCCGCCAGCACCCGCTGCTGCACCAGAACCACCACCACCACCACCGTTTCCAGTGTTAGCAGCACCAGCCGAGCCAGCAGTTGACGCTGTACCGCCATTACCGCCAACACCAATAGTGGAACTACTACCACCAATGAATAGCGACCTATCGTAACCTGCACCACCCGTGGCACCAACAGCGTTAGCCGTAACGCCAGCACCAGCACCTCCATCACCACTACTCACGCCAGCAGAGCCATTGAAACCAAATCCTGTTACACCTGTTCCGCCTGGTTGAGATCCCCATAGACCACCACCACCACCACCACCATTTACACCTGGTGCGCCAAGACCGCTGGTTGCGGCTATATCCCCACCTCTAGTACCGCCTGTAGCATAAACCAACGGAACAATTCCCCCAACAGAACCACCTGTATTCACAGCTCCACCTGCCCCGACATCAACATTGTAAGTAGCAGCACTAGCAAACACAGTTGTAAGAATTCTTCCACCAGCAGAACCACCGCCACCACGATAACCTCCGCCAGCACCATCAGCGCCACCGCCTCCGCCACCGACAATTAACACATCAAACAAACCTGGGGTTGTAACCGTTAATGTTCCATCCGATGTAAATGTAAGAAGGTTATAAGTTACACCATCAACCGTAATTGATGTTGGAGAACTTGCTCCTGTTGCAACTCCATAACCTTGGGTTGTTGCTAATGCATCACCTTCAATTCTTCTACGGATATAAACGATTCCTGAACCGCCCGCACCGCCCGCATATGTGTATGTGCCACCACCACCACCTGAGCCAGTGCTTGCTAAGCCGCTACCACCAACAGCGGTATCATTAGAACCAGCACCACCTACTCCAGAGCCACCTGCGCCAGCAGTACCGCCAGACTCACCACGACCTCCGCCTCCACCGCCAGCAAGGAATTGTGCAGAGCCGAGGAACCCGCTTGCATCATAACCAGTTCCGCCTGCACCAGATGCGGTGCCGCTTGCGTTAGAGCCAACGCTCCCCCATCCACCACCACCACCTGATGGGTAAACACCTGTGCCCAAGCCATTCCCGCCAGTTTTTCCTTGCGTCAAAGCAAGCGCAGCACCGCCAGTTGTTACGGCGTTAGTTCCGTTTCCACCACCTCCAGAACCGCCTGGTGCACCATTGTTGGGTCCATTACTGTCGGTTCCACCACCACCACCACCAATGGCGACAATATTGTTAAAGCGTGAAGGTAAACCATCTCCACCCCGATTTCCTGCTCCAGTCGTTGTTGCTGCCGCACCACCTGCGCCAATAACTACAGAATATGTTCCAGGTGAAAGATATTTTTGAACAGGGGCAACAAGCCCGCCTGCTCCGCCTCCACCACCACGACCTCTTCCTCCACCAGCACCACCGCCGACAACCAAAACATCAAACCAACCACCTGTAGAAACAACAAAGTTTCCATCGGAAGTAAAGGTATGTAACTTATATGAAACACCTGATACGGTAATGTCTGTAGCTGTACCACCCGACCCAATTCCATATTGTGTTGCTATTCTTTTTTGACGGGCACTTGAAACACTCATACTTTAAACCTAACATAAATAATACCACTACCGCCTGAGCCTGACGATGAACCGCCTCCACCACCACCTGAACCTGTGTTTGCGGCAGCCGAACCACCAGCACCACCGCCTGTAGCACCAGCACCGCCGATACCGCTACCACCTGCACCACCCGTAGTGCTAGAACCACCACCGCCTGCTGCCTTAAACAAACTACTGCCACCTATAAAAGTATTTACTTCTACACCAGCACCGCCAGCACCGCCATTTCCAGCACTACCTGTGCCACCAACTGCGCCTGCACCGCCTCCTCCACCGCCTGGAAATGGACTAGTAAAACCAGGACCACCGTTATTACCACCAAAACCCATAGCAAAACCAATATTTGATGCGTAACTACCGCCACCGCTTCCACCCGAACCACCCCTGGACAAACTGTAAGCCAAATTACCGTTTCCACCACCTGCAGCGGTCACACCATTAGTCGCTGTTCCGATTTGTGAACTGAAACCAGCAAGCCCTCCAGCACCACCAGCGCCAACATCAACAGCTAAAGAACCAGCCTGAAAATAAGCAGTGCTAATAACATATTGACCAGCACCACCACCACCGCCCTGTCCACCATCATAATTAACACCACCACCGCCTCCACCACCGACTAACAAAATATCAAACAAACCTGCTGTTGTAACAGTCAAAGTGCTGTCGCTCGTAAATGTCAAATAGTTGTATGCAACACCATTAACAGTTGTTGAAACAGGAGAGCCTATTCCACCTGATGCAGTTCCATAGCCAACCTTACCAAGATTGGAATAACCATAGGCTGTTGACAAGCCCATAATTAATTCGTCTTTTCCCAGCCAACCACCGTGACATTAACCTTGGCGGCAGTGTCTGATAAACCCTGGAGGGTTTCTGTGGTTAGGAGAACAAGAGCTGTATCCCAAACCATAACATCGTTTGCACCAATTGGTATAGCCGATAAAATTCTGTTAGAAGCTACAGCAGCATTACCGATAGCCAAAGTGACAGTGCGATCAGCAGTATCAGTGTTTGTGATAATAATTTGCTTAATCACCTCCGTGATGCCTGTACCAGCAGTACAAATTGTTGTTGTTGAAGTTCCCAATTGAACTGGTCCACCCAGCCTAGATTCTACTCTATCTCCTGATGCCATACTTTACGCTCCTATATCCATAATAATCAAAGCCGCATTTTTTGCGTCTGTCATAACATCTGAACTGACTGTTGCATTAATCCATGCGCTACCATTCCATTGTAGCACTTGACCCGAACTTGCGCTAGTGATTGTTACATCACCAACATCATCAAGGGCGTTGATAGTTGGGATTGTTGCATTTACCCAAGCTGAACCATCCCACTTCAAAAATTGTCCTGTAGAAATAGTTGTGATAGTTACATCGCCAATGTCGTCAAGGGCGTTAATAGTTGGGATTGAAGCCCATTCAAGACCCGTTGTTGCAGATGAATTTGCTTTTAGAAAATAACCATTAGTTCCAACTGCCAATCTATTTAGAGTATTATCAGCTGTTCCTACGAGCAAATCACCTTTTGCATTAATAATTGACAAAAGGCTATTTATTGCTAATGCACCAACTTCAACCCAAACTGAGTCGTAGTAAACATAGGTACCGCCATCTGATGAGTCATACCAGAATTGACCAGGAATTGGGTTAGAAGGAGCAGTATCTCCTACATAGGCAGCTGTACCGCTTGCTCCAATTTCAATCCAATGAGAATCATAATAAACATAAGTAGCGGCAGTATCTGACTCAAACCAAACTTGACCAGCAACTGGGCTTGTTGGAGCAGTGTCAGAGATTGTTGCACCACCAGCCCCTAGGTCTGTGTAGTTTGTTCCATCATTTGTGAACTGCCATTTATCTGTGGATTCATCCCAGCGAATAAAGACATTCGTAGAAGTGCCTCGTTCAATCTCAATACCCGAATTTAATGTCGGAGAACTAGTCTCGCCAGAATTAAGAAGGATAAAACTATCTTCAACATTAAGATTAGCGGTATTTATAGTTGTTGTATTTCCACTAACAGTTAGATCACCAGTAACGATAAGATTATTAGGTATAGTAACATTGGCTGGCAAGCTTATCGTAACAGCTGCGCTTTCAGAACCCGAACCAGATACGGTTATTTCATTTGCAGTTCCAGCAATCGTAGCAACATAGTTGCCTGTTGTGTCTGATCCTAGAGCGATAGAGCCAGATATAGCAAGCGTACCGCTTGCATCGGGGAGGCTTACAGTTCTATCAGCGGTTGGGTTTACAACCGTTAAAATTGTTTCAAAATCATCAGCTGTGCTACCTTCAAAATAAATTACATGGGGTTCTGGAAGATAGATGCCATGAATAACTGGAGTTTGACCAGTTGCAGTAATGGTTGGTCCATTAATAATCGGGGTCGTAAGTGTTTTATTAGAAAGCGTTTGAGTGCTATCTAAATCAACAGAGAGTGCATCGTTAATTAAATCTTTATTAAGATTAGGCATATTCCACACCGCTAATTGTAAATGTCACAGCGTTAGCTGTTACTTGATCAACATAGATTTTACTATTAGCAGGTACGACTATGGATGTATTGTAGTACACAACATTGTTTGCCAAAACATTCACATTACTTATAATTTTATTATTCGCCGCCGCCGTTGCTGCTCCAACAAGAATATGAATGCTGCATACAGCATTAGATGCAGTTGCATTGCAAAGATTGATGTTTTTGATAATTGAATAATTACCAGCAACATTAGCTGTTGTATAGGCATCAGTAGTAGAACCACTGCCAATATAAAAACTTTTTGGCGTTAAATTAGCCATATTATACCCCCATCCACATTAATACTTCATTGTCATATGTTGTTGTATTCATATCTTGAATAACAGCGGCATCAAGAACATGGTCAACATAAGCGCCAGAAGTATGGGCTACTGCTGTAGTACCATCATAACCTCTCTGCTCAACAGCAAGAGTGTTTGATGACCTTGAAGAAATCAAGATTTTTTCCTCAGCGGCATAACCACGGTCAATAACAACAACAAATGGATTATTTCCACTAGGGTATGTTGAACCATCTAGGACAGAAATAGATGAAGCTGAGTTTGAAATATTTGCTGTAATAGTTGTTCTAAGGACAGCACCACTAAATTCTCTTCTTAGCACCTGCCCTCCTTAGTCAATACTGATATCAAGATCGCCTGTTGCAATTCTTAGAGTATCCCCAGCATCCGTTGTTTTATTTGTTGTGAGTGAACCGTACAGCAACATGTTGCCGCTAGTTGAAGCATCAAAAACACCAATTGCTACAGTGGTAGCGGCTGGCATTCCTGTGAAATCAATATTGGTGTCGTTTGATGTTGCACCACTTGCAGCACCAGTAAATGTCGCTACTTGACGAGCGTATGAACCACCAGTAACTTCTGTTCCACCACCAGCTTCACCAGGTGTAACGGTAAACAATCCTACATAAACAGCCGCTGGTTTTGTATAAGTGGTTGTACCAAGAAAGTGGTCAATCAACTTATTTTCAAGATAGTTTGTAAGATTGCCTGCCATTATTTAATCCTCCTGATTAGTATAATACAATTCCTTTTCTTCATCACTAGGCAATCTAAAATTATCTAATGTAAGAAGCAAGTTGGCTTCTTCTACTGGAAGCAAGCCCATTTTATTTCTTTGTGAAAAACGGAATCCAGATGCAGTTGAATACCCAGATCCGCTTTCAAATACAATTAAAACCTTTCCTTCTTCAGAAATGTTTTCTTCAATGATTTCTTTTTTAACCGCAACTTTCTTTGCTACAGCTTTTTTAGGTTTATTAATTTTTTCGGATGTTACGCTTGTTTCGTTGTTAGTCATATGATCAATCTTACCACTTATGTTAATTTAAATCAATTTAAATATGATAAAAGGCGGGGTTCTTGTGAACCCCGCCCAATACCTACTTTAATTGTTTAAATTAGAGTGAACGCAACTTAACATTCTTACCGATTACATATGAATCAGCATTTTCAATGTTGTTTGCAACTCTCATGTACTGTGTGTACTCAATTGTGTCAGTCTTTGGCTTGAACTGGCGATACACTGTGATGTCACGGTGGATACCAATTACACGGTTGTTAGGGAATGTAAGTTCCACAAAACCATGACTGCCTGCAGCTGCTGAGTAATCACCAGTTGCGGTTTCTGGCATCAAAGGTACTTCAACAAGAGGAATACCGAATGGTGAAAGACCAGTTGCACCTGGACCACCATTTGCTCTCATTGAACCTTGCAAGAACGCCATTTCACCAGCTGTTGACATTGGAGCAGGTGCGCCTGCTGTTGCCTCAGTTGCCGAGTTTGGATTACCCAAGCTATAAATTGAATCCTGAACAAGTCCTGGACCTGTGAAGAATCGCAATTCATTGCGGCGCTGCAAGTACTTGCTTGGCAAGGTGCGAAGAACTTTGTCAAAGACCGAACGGGAAATGTTATTTCCTCCGAAGTCTACAACATCTCCGCTTGTTCTTGCAAGCTTATTGAAGCCATCCAAAGCCTTAAGAAGACCGTTGTTTGACGATGTGTTGCCGTTGATAAACAAGTCATCAAGGTCGTTTGCTGTCTGACGAGCCATAATCTGTGCGATATGGTCTTCCAGTGAAGCGCCCTCAATGTTGTCTTCCAACGATTCTGTTGAAATATTCCAGTCAAGACGAAGCTTTACAGTTGAAAGCGATACCTTGCTGAATGTGACAGCTGCGTTTGTGCCATCATCTGTTGCTTCGGTTGCCTTTGCAAGCAAACGAGTGCCGACAGACACCTTGTCAATGTCCATCTGTGGAGTACGCATACGAATTACTCGTGCGTTCTTCATCAATACTGACTGATCAACAACGAAGTCAAGGAAGCGGTTAGCTTGCTCTGGGTAGAGAAGTCCACCACCACCACTGACTGGGCTGCTGTTTGAAACCACCGATGTGGTGACTTCGTTGGCTTTTGCCAAAATTTCTTCTTGTGTTGCCATAGTAGTTATTCCTCCTTACCTTATGACCTATAACCTAGGGAGCTAATTAACTCCTGTGGCAAATATGTATTCTTCCAGAATGAAGTAGGTGCAGACTTGGCAATTGCCTCTTCTGCTACTTCTTCATCATCTTCTGGATCTACGCTCTTTTTAACAGCTCCAGCTGAAGCAAATGCCTCAACCTTTTCTGTTTGCTCAGCGAGAGCCAACTCTGCTGTTTCCAGCTTTTGTTGAAGTTCAGTACTCTGAACTTCAAAACCCTTAGCAACTGCTTCAATTTTTTCCTGAACAGAGGCTTCAACTTCTTCCTTGATTGAAGTAGCAAAACTAGCCAGTTTTTCATCAACAACAGCACTCAGAGCATCTTTAAGAACATTAATGTCCATTTCTTCCTCCTGTGTGTCTCCACTTACTTCAACGGAAGTTGAAGTTGTTTCTTCTGCGACATCTGGAACAAGCCATCCAATAAACTTTTTCAATAGACTAAGTTTACTAATTTCTTGTTCATTCATGTCAGAGATCTTATCATAAGTATTATTTAATTGCAATTCAGAGTCTTGCTGAATAATAGAATCCATTTTCTCAATCATCTCCTTAATTGTACCAAAAAGTTCATCGTCTTGTGAGAACATTTCGCTTTTTGTTGTCTTTTCAGTAGGGTTATTTGGAACACAGTTTGGAACCATGCTTCCATCCTTACCCTTCTTTTCACCTTCTTGGTGATAACCTTCCCCACAGGAAAGGTCTTCTTTCTTAACTTTCTTTTTTGGCTTAAACTTCGGAGAGCCAGATGGAAAAGGAGGAACAGTTGGTGATATGATACCATTTCTTGCTGGATACTTAGACTCTGCATTTTCTGTTGTTACAGATGCATCTTTCTCAACATCTTCACAAGAATTGCAACCACAATCACAACCCTGATCTTTTATTAATTCCAAAACGACATCCAACAATTCTTCGTCAAAATCATTTTCTAAGAAACCTTTTTTCTTTGAGTTCGCATAACGCTCAAGCATTCTGCGACCTTTTGCAGCAAGCTTTGCTGCATCAGCCATGTCTTGCGGCACTGGCTCACCCCACGCTGCTGCTGAGAGCGCAAGCCGTGTTGGCTCACCATTTGGCTTCTTCATTGGTCCAGATGGATTGGTAAAAAATCTAGTTAGGAATGAACCCTTGCGGCGCATTTTTTCTGGGGTATTAGCAGCACCACGAACACCTGGCTTCAGGTTAGCACCTTCAGTTTCTTTAAAATGTCTTCTTCCAGCGGCAGTAAGACCACCCTTTGGATCTTTAAGAGGTTGTTTTGCTTTTGCTAATTGGCAATCAAGGTCACAATCAAGAGCATACTTAAGCAAACCCTCATCATTCATTTTAATAATATCAATAATAGCTAAAGCATTTGCTGGGTTATCTACAAGGCTAAGCTCGCCAAGAACATACTTCTTAATAATATTTACTGGTTTACCACGAAAAAATTTATCTGCCGATGCAGATTTCTCAATTACTTTACCACCAATTGAAAAAGAACGAAGTGTTCCATCAAGAACTTTTTGCCAAGTATCCTCGGCACCTTTTGAGATGTAAGCTTCTACTTTAACAGCATTGTATGATGTTCCGTCAGCGCCAGTAATAACAACTGGTTCATAACTGACAGCTTTGCCTACGGCAATAGGGGCATGCATCTCTCTAATATTCCCACCCCAGTTTGCAAAAGCTTCCTTGGATGCCTCAAAGTCAACAATATCACCAGCTTTATCAATATTGTCTGCAGTGGCAATACCTACCACAATTCTTTGTTCCCGCTTAATCATATCAATTGGGAATGAAATATTAAAATCCGACATTTAGCCCTCGTAGCCTACCAGCATATATTGTTTTTAACAATATTGCAAATCAGCCTAGTGCAAAAACTGCTACAGCAGAAGAGGCGGTGACTACCTCAATGGTTGTATAATCGCCATCAATTTCTATGTATTCCGTAGACTCTGCTGGAAGAAGGATTGTGTATTGTCCATTAAGCTTAATGTCAACATCACTAGCACCTTTATTATAAACATACAGCTCACTTGTGTGTTGTCCAATATTTACAACACCATCAGCTGTCACTAAATTCTTATTTGAATATACCAAACTACTTTCACTCATCGTATTCTCCTTGAATAAATTTACTGGTTGAATCGTTGTTCACTCCAGAATCTTGATTTTGACCACGCTCTGCTTGAGCTCCATCTGCTACTGGATCACTTGTTGCTCCATCACCAGTTGGTGACTTGGGGGGATTGGCAGCAGAATTATTATCATTTCCTGGAGGTGCGCCAGGACCAGGATTACCAGCAGCATTTTGTTCTTTTTTAACATTTGTTGGGAAAGGCAAAACGCTATCTCCGTCATATCTTTCTGGCAAACCAATTTGACCTCTAACCTCGTTAGGGGTGATGACCTCTGTGCGTAGATATCTATCATTAATTCTTGATTGAATATCTTCATCAACAAGATCAATCTTCTTCAGCCGAATTGCCATCAGGTCAGTAAACTCGGCAATAAGTCTGTTTAGTTTCTTTTCAATAATTGATTGATCTGGACCAATCACCTGCATCTTAAAACTCTTGTCAGCATCTCTTGATACAGCCAGGTTGGCATTGTCATAAACACCAACTTTTGGTGCAGGAACCCTATTTGCAACAAGAATTTCATCACGATTTGATTTACGATATTTATCAAAAGAAGAATCTTGAATTCCAGCTTCAAGTTTTTCAAATTTAATATCAGTGTCTGTTCCAAGACTTGCAGGAATTGGAATAACTAGCGTACCGTGATTGCGACCCTTAACTTCGTTTCTAAAATAATTAATCAACTCCTGCTTTGACTTATTGCTAAGTTTTGCACCTTTAATAAGAATTGCATAACGGGGGATTGCTTTATTTTCAAAATAATCAATATTATATTCTTTTGCAAACTTATCACCAACAATTGCTGCAGCAGCAGAAACTGCTGATGGAATTCCATAGTATGTATTATTTGGTGAGTAGATTTTGAAATGAATCAGCTCGTTTGGCTTTGGATCATTATTAATTGGATCGGGAGTTTCTTTATCTTGAAACTGCCTAAAAAATACTGCTTGAATTTTATTTGTTTTTGCAATCTGAACATAACCATCACGCTTCCTGCGAACACGAACAAGTGTTGCTGGAACATGACCAATGTAACCAATCTGACCAGAGTTATTACGACCAATTTCAAGATAGCCATTGCCAACAGTTAAGACATCCTGCCATACACGAACCAAGGTTTCAATCAAAGTTTCTTCAATGTTTAAATTCTCAAATGTTTCATCAAGGTTTTCTTTAAGATCCTGATACTGCTGTCTTAGTCTTGTAATCTTTTCCTCACTTCCGTGAGCTTTTTCAATTTTTCTTTTAGCCTTAAGTGTCTCTACAAATTCATATCCAAGACCAACCGTGTTCATAACACGAGCATTGATTGCTGCGTAATGAATCGCACTCTGGTCATACAGACCAGCAAGCGTATCTAGATCATATGGAGGGTTTACAATATCGTAAAGTGAATATCCACTTACAACTTCTGGGTCAACATATTTTGACTTAGTACCATCTTCTCCTTCATGCTTCTTTTGCAGACGCATTGCTTTGCGTTTCATTTTTGGAGAAAGAGATGAAATTTTTACAAAAGAAAAAGGATCGGTATCTTCGGTTTTTGATGTAAACCCCATGTATGAAACATCATCTATTTCAGTTTCAACATAATCATCCTGCACGAGCTCCATCTTCTTATCCATTCTGTCTCCTATTGTCAAAGTGTTCATCAAACATATCTTCAAACGGGTCAGCTACAAATCCGTTAGCTAACCTCTCTGTTTGATCATCTCTTTCTGCGGCAGAAATTTTTCTACCTCCAGCAATCCATCTAACATGCCCATCGTCATCGCCAGACCAGTACTTACCAGCATCAAGAACTCTTTTCTCAATGCTTAAATCATACATAATACCCTCTGCTGAAAGGACACCATCGCCATCCGACAACGCTTCACCTTCAGCTGTAAAGTATACGCACACCCCATAGGAGCGCTCTGGAACCCAAATATTTTTATCTTTGATCATATCTGACGACATAGGTTTAATTATACACTAGTTTTAATCAAAAACAGTACAAGTATGTTCGGATATCAGCGTATTGGGCATGCACCTGTTGCGCAATCATCCATGTCAATCATTAGATCACTAGAGTTTTGCTGAAGTGGGATTGAAAAGTCTAATTTTGCAACAGACTTGTTGTACTCTTCCTCGGTGATTTCTTCATACGGAGGAAGGGGAAAGTTATGATCAACATGAAGTAGGAAAGAAACGCTCTTCACTGATGAGTCATAGTTGGAGGCAAGCCACTCTTTAATTGATGACAACTCCTCTTTGCGATAATACACCGTTACAGAAACAGCATTATCAGCCCATTCAGTTTGCATCTTCTTTACCCACTCAAGCTGATCTATTGCAGTCATGTTTGCGGCTAACACAGCACCCTCTGGTGATTTGCATGGGAACTCAACAACATAGCGAGTATGATCTTCACGACCATCTAGCCCAATATCCCAAACAACCTTGTACCCACGCTTACGACAGGCATCAACTAGTGGATCAACGGAGCTAAACCGAACTCTTCTTGTATAGAAATTAGCAAATGCTGGGTGGATACCTGGTGTCACACCTGGTAGCAACGAAAGAGTTCCAGATGGCTGAACAGTAGTGAGTCTCACCGAAGGGTTCCAGCCATGATCTTCACTATAAGACTTATCAAAACTCTTAAGATATGCATAGGTCTCATCAAGCCATGCAACTTGTTTCTCCGTTGCCTGAAGAATACCCGTCACAGACTGACCAAGGCGACCATTTTTATGAACAATAGTGTTCGTCTTTTCATATGGATACGAAAGCCTTGTAATCTGTTTCTGAACCATGTACAGAAGTCTTGATACCTCAAGCATTTGAGCCAATGACTCAATGTTTGGCAAAAAGATTGTAGATAGGTTACAAGATTCACCATCTGATAGTGCAATTTCTGCACATGGATTAAATCCCTCTACTGTTGGGTCTGGTGACTTCTCACCAAGTCTGCCATATGTTCTTGCCATTCTTCTGTTTAATAAACCGTATGGCTCACCAGTTCCGTCATACCCCTTCCAGAATTCTGGAACAATCTCATCATAGGAGTCTGCATAAATACTATTATTGCTGTTTGATCTCCAGGCTGGTACATTACCGCTTCCCCAGTTTTTTGCACGAAGGAATAACATATCGTCAGGATCGCCAATAGCAATCTGTGCTGAACGGCGTGAAGAGCCAGAAATTACAATACGACCAATGATGTTGCAAATATCCAACACATCAACTGAGCGAAGTTTTTTCCCAACACGATTATCAAGAACTTTACCAATATCAACAAGACCTTCTACAAGAGCTCCTGGACCAGAAGCAATGCCACCAAATGTCTTTAGTGGTGCCCCATATTCACGAATGAGAATTGTTGAATATGTAAAGGATTTTCCAGTAATAAAATAAGATTCAAGAACCTTATGAAGAAGCTCTCTCCAACCCTGTCTTGAGTCTGGAACAATGAAGTCAGCGTCTGCGGTTCTTTCTGCTGTGATGTAATTAACTTTTTTAATCTTTGGCAGGTCGTGAATCTTTGAACGCTCAACAGAAAAGCCAACACCACCACCAAGCATCAAGTAATCAAACAAAAGCTCAAAGTCTTCAATCTTCTCAATATTTGTATAAAAACAATTATTAAGGGAAGTTCCAGAAAACTTACTTACAAGAGGTGTACCGAGCTGCCAGAGGGCTCTGCCAGAGACTGAGCACCTAAGGTTAAACATATGATCAAACAATTTCTCCGCTTCTTCCTGGGAAAAAGGAACTCCGATTTCAACAGCGCCATTAATAATTCTTTTTATGGTTTGAACCCAAGACTCTGTTGAGTCAGTTCCTTCAATCTTGCGACTATATGTCCTAAGGAACACAACTTCTCCAAGCCCACCAAAACCCCAAGGCGGGGTCTTTGAACCATAACTAGCAATAAAATCATTTGACAACAGTGACATCTATATACCTCCAAAAGTAAGAACAACTAGTTTAGACGCTGAGCATAGCAGAGTCAAAGATTAGTACTTAGGACTACGACAAAGATTTTTGATAAAAATCAAGACGGTTTAAAATTTTATCTGCGACAGATGACCAAGACCACTCGGAGTGAATAATCCTTGCTGATTTAAACGCATACTTTTTAAAATCATCATACTCATTTACAACATTTTCCATTAAGTCAAGGAGTTGTTGAAAATTTGGACTTGCCCAATCCCCAGTATCACAATCGTAGAGATGATCTTGCCAATCAGCTTTTACAAAACTAGCCTCAAGAGGAATGCCATATTTTGCAAAATCAGCACAACCAGTTAAGTTTGTGACAATTGTTGGTAGACCAGTTGCAATTGCCTCAAAAGGAATCATTCCAAAACCTTCACCCATTGTTGGATAAACCATACAATGGCATTTGTGATACAAAGATACTAAATCTTCTGTGCTAAAGTTATCTGGAATCCCAAGAATCTGAGGGTGATTATGAGCTGGCACAAGTTGATCATTAACATAACACTCTGCATAGCAGAACTTGTTATACTTTAAAACTAGTTGAAAATCTTCATTGCCATCGTATAACTCAAGAAAAGCGTCAACAACCATTTGTGCATTTTTTCTTTTTGAATCTCCGCCGACATGTAAGAAGTTAAACTTCCCAGTTAGTTCTCTTTCAAGTATAGAAAATTCTGGAGAGATACCGTGAGGGATGGTAAATACATTTGCATTCACATTGTGTTTAATATAAATATCTCTGATGAAATCAGATGTAGCCCAAACCTCATCACACTTACGCATGTTATCAATCCAGTGTGGAGGGATCTTGGTTGACTCCCAAGGAGTATAACCAATATTGTATTTTGACTTTAGCTGATAGTAAGTTGGGGGGCAGAAGTTGATGTGATACGGAATGTCTTCTCGTGTATAAAACACCGCACACTCTTTTTCCTGCAAGGCTCTGATTGTAGACAGGGCAGCATTATAGTAACCCTGGCTATACCAAGTGTCACCAGATGCATCTACATGATTTAGACTAAACCAGCTAATTTTTTTCATTAAAGGTGTTACTCTTTTTCATTCTCCAGAACGATTTTGTCTGACGACATAGACAAACATTTTACACCTTTTTGCATCAGCTCGTTGGCTGTTTCTTCAGATATTTCTACGCTGATTGGCATGTTGGTAAAAACACACCTTGTAGCCGCAAGATAAAAATCATCAAATTTGACAACACTGATTTGTTCGGGGTCAACAATTGCAGCAGGACCATAATCATCTGATTCTACAACAGCAATAATCTGCATGCTTCTACCTTACCATCTTTTCCGTTCGGAACATAGTGCTGGTATGCTTAGTATACTAAGTATATAAGTATATATAGTTTATAAGTATGCTAGGTTTTCCCGCATGCCCGCATGCGAAGCATACCATGAAATCTGAAAAAATTCCTGAGTAAATGATTTTTTTTTAATTTCTCTGATATCCTGTCTACATGTCAAATTTTTTCTTTTGGATAGTCTGGTTTACTGTATCTGCTTTTGGTCTGAAGTACTCTACAAATCAATTACTGGATAAGGATCTTAGCATACAGGCAAGCTTTGTTATTATGTTTATTTATCAATGGATTAGATTTGTTAAACCAACAGATAAAGTTAATACTAATACAAATAAAACTTTACCTCCACCAAATACTAATACTAAAAATAAGCGTAAATATGAGAATAACTAGTTTTAACTCTGACATTAATCTAGAGGATATTGAGTCTCTCCAGATTATAATTAAGGCTGTGCCTTTTGAGGATAGTTATGTTCCAGCTTTTATTATTATGTCTCCAGAAGATAAGTATGAAATGACAATTGACGAACTTAATTCTTTGATGGATGGAATAGAGATAGCAAGAAACAAAGTTGATGAAATCATTACATATATTTTAAGAAAAAAAATATTTAATGAAAACGGAGAAGATAGATATGATTTTGGGACAGGTAATTAAAGACTTTCCATATCCGACAAGAACATGTCCATATTGCAATAGAAATCTTGTTGTTGTTAATGCAGTTCACTGGCATGAGGACAGGTATCAATACAAAGCACTTTATTTCTGTTCATATGGGGAATGCCCTGTTTATGACGAAGGTGCTAAGAAAGCTTATGCAAGAATCGTATACTCATCCGAAGACGCTGCCGCATATTTTTGGCGTGTACAAATCCCAGTTCAACGCTGGGAGCAGGCTGATGTTGTGAGTATTTATGAATAATATGATAAAATAATAGATTATGCCAGTGAATAAATGTTCAGAAGATGGAAAACCAGGTTTTAAATGGGGAGACTCAGGTGCTTGTTATATCTACACCCCAGGCAATGAAGCATCAATAAAATCTGCAAGGAAAAAAGTTCTTGCTCAAGCCCTTGCTATTGGTGATATTGGTAAAGATGATGATCTTCTATCGGAAGAGAATATTGAATATGCAATCAAGTCTTTGAAAGAATGGTTTAAAGAAAAATGGGTTGATATTTCAAGACCAAAGCCTGGTGGTGGATTTGAACCGTGTGGTCGTGCAGATGCAGATTCTGGTAAATATCCAAAATGCGTTCCTGCTTCAAGAGCAGCGAGAATGACACCAGAACAAATCGCCTCAGCCGTCAGAAGAAAAAGAACTGCTGAATCTACTCAACAAAGAGAAGATAAAAAGCCAATAAATGTTTCAACAGAAAAAGCAGAAACAAAAAATGTTCCAACAAATCCAGCTTTATATGCTAGGGTTAAAGCAGAAGCTAAGGCTAAATTTGATGTTTATCCATCTGCATATGCAAATGCATGGCTTGTTCGTGAATATAAAAAAAGAGGTGGAGGTTATAGAACAGTGAATAAAAGTTTTGATGTTTATAAAGTCGCAGAAGACTTAGCAGAGGAAGAGGCAGCTCTTGCCGATGCACTTGTAACAATTGCTCGGACTTATGGAAAGTTCAATGAAGATGAAACTGGCATTTGGGCTGGTTACGAGAGCGCTGAAGAAAACGAAGTTAAGGATATCGGCGTTAAATGCTCTAATTGTGTTCTCTATGAAGGTAATGGTGTATGTATGGTTATTGCTCAAGAAGTTGAGGATGACGGAATGTGCAGATTTGCCATCATTCCAGATGGAGTCGTAACCCCAGAAGGGGATGACGATATGGAAGACGATATGGAAGAAGAAATGGATAAAAGTGTTGGAATCAGCATTGCTGATGAGGTTATAAAAAATTTACTATGATATGCTAGTAAGCATATCTTTAATACAAGGAGAATATATGAAAGACAATATGAAAAAAATGGTCTCTGACCACAACTCAATGAAGTCTTGGCACGAAACTGCTGCAAAAACTGCCGCAGAACAAATGCAAGATCACATTAAGGCTGCCGCATGGCATAGTTCGCAAGTTGATATTATCAAGGGAATGATTAATGAAGTTCCTCTTGATCCAGAAAAGAAGGTAAGTTCAGTCCCAACAGCTGGTTCTGCATCAACACCAACATCTGGTGCTGGAAAGACATCGGCTACAAACGAAGTCCCGCTTGACCCAAAAACAGTTAAGAAGAGCGATCTTGTTACGGCACTCTCTTCTTTTGAAGAAGAGTTCGGTAAGTTTGATATGTCAGTAGAGGATATTGCAAGCTTTCTGCTTGCATAATAGTGAGGGCTGATGGAAGCTGTAACTGTTGCTCTAATTGCTGCTGTCGGGGGAATCCTGGTAGCTTTGGTACAAAAGGGAAGAATAGAAAACAAAAACGATCATGGCGTAGTCGCTTCTTTGCTAAGAGATCTTCATAGTGATGTTGAGGTTGTAGAAAGCAAACTTGACAAACACATTGAATCACACAACCCAAAACAAGAAACAAAGCCAGTAACAACTAAAGTCGTTAAAAAAGTATCAACTAAAAAATAAATTTAAACAGGCATCTTCAGGTTTGTAGTATTCCGAAAGGTTATTATAAATGTGTGAGGATGCCTGTTTTTTATTTTTAAAATAATCACTTATCCCGTTGATTTCCTTTTCTAATAATGATACGCTCTTCTCACCTAGAGAAAGGCTATATATGTCAGAAGAAAACATCAACGAAGAAGATTCTGGATTTACTGCAACAAAAGAGTTCAGTATAATTTTTGACAAGCTTATTGGCTTGATCCCAGTCTCAGACCACAGAGAAGCTGCTTCTGTTATTTACGGTCATTACAAAGGTTGGTCTCCATCAAAGACCATTAAATATTACAACATTGATGAAAAATCATATTCAAAATACGCTGAGCTTTTCAAGTTCAAAGAAAAGGTGGTAAATCAAATGAGTGGAAGAAAGTCAAAACAAGATAATATTGTTAGTTTCCTTAGTGGAAATGTTGGTAAGGTCATTACACCTGTGCAGCTTGCAACGGATGTAGAAATTTCACTACCAACTTTTTACAACTTCTATAATGCAAATCGTTCTTACTTCAAGAAGGTAAAGCGTGGACATTTTGAAATCGTAGACCCAAAGGTTGAACGAGCAAATAGCTAATATGGAAAAAACAATAGTCATACGAAATACAAAATCATGGGAGTTCTGTGCGGAAGAAGCCGTAAAAGACTTATTTTGGTTCGTAGATAGGTTTGATATAACTGGTATGACTATTGAGTGTGGTACTTCTCAGAAATCACGGGTGAGTAATTTTTACTGGGATAACTTAAACATTGAATTATCAAATGATCATGTTAATAACATTAAAAAAATTATTGATTGGTGCATTGATAATAAAACATGGGAAAGTGACCCTCATTACTACACAGGTGAAAATGATGATAAGTTGATGTATTGTCGGCAGTACCATAGTTGGTTATGGTCAATGATTGGTGCTGCCGCTCTGCACTACTGTAAAATAAATGGTATCTCTTTAGACAAAGAAATGCTTTCATCTACTCTGATTAAAAAACAAAAAGATTACGGTCCAAAAAATATTGAAAGATTTGGTCTTAACGGTCTGACTATCAGACTGCATGACAAAGTAGCTAGGTTAGAAAATCTTTTATCAAAACCAAAAGGAGTTACTAATGCAGTCTCAGATGAAAGCGTTTATGACACATTGCTTGATATTGGCGGTTATGCTGCGATTGCACTGATGTGGATTCGTGGAGAGTTCTTATTTCCAATGGAATATTTAGAACAGAGTGATCATGATATTACTTAAAGACCTAGATGTTGGTTACATTCCTCCAACACCAAATACTATTGAGTCTATTCCAGGCACAGATAAAGCTAATAGGGTAATAATTACTTATGCAGAAAAATACGGACACCCAGTTGGGTATCTTCAAGAGCAGCATGGAAGGGTTGTGCAAGATATTTTTCCAATCAAAAAATCTGCAGAGAGTCAAATATCTTCTTCATCAAAAACCACACTAGAGCTACACACGGAAGCTGCGTTTCACCCCTATCTTCCAGACTATCTGCTTTTATTATGTTTGCGTGGAGATGAGAATGCTGGAACAACATACTCTGATTTATCAGACATACTAAAAGATATCCATGTTGGAATTATTAATATTTTAAAGCAAAGCTTATTTGAGACATCCGTAGACGAGAGCTTTAGGTTGAATGGAGAAGAAAATACTTTTATAAAACTACCTGTTCTAATCTGTGACTCAGATGGGAAATATACAATGAAATATGACAGAACGGTTATGAGTGGGATTACTACCGAAGCTCAAATGGCTTTAAAAGTTTTTAACAATGCAGTTGAAAGAAATAAAAAAACTGTTTTTCTAGAAACTGGTGATTTGATCATTATTGATAATTCAGTCACTGTTCACGGAAGAACATCTTTTGACGCAAAATATGATGGAACAGATAGATGGCTAAAGAGAGTTGTTGTGAGAAAAGAAGTAGATTCTATTAAAAATACATCTATCTGTTCTAAAACAGGATATGCTGTAATCAACAGTTATATGGAGGAAAAATGACAGATAATTTTTATGATCCAGAAAAAAATTTTAATCCATTCTTTGGAACGATGGAAGTAAATTTTGAGCGATGGATCGCTACTGGAATAAGCAATGGTTGGATCAGTGGACCAGTGTGTTCAACGCATGATGGTATTCCAACCACGCATGATGAAGATGTGGAATGGGAAGAGGGTGGGGATCCATGTATCTACGCTGTTCGCCTATTTGCAGATGATGAAGAAAGAAAAGCCGTGGAGGACAACTGTGGTATATAAGATGGCAAGACAACCTGCAAAAGTTGAAGAGATGGATGCCTGGGTTATTCGTTATGTGAATAAGCTTAAAAATATGATGGGGCTTTCTAATTGGACAATCATGATGCAAGCAAAGCCATCCAGTGCTGATGCTCTTGGAGAAACAGAGGTTATTCATGGTCAACATCTAGCGAAGATGTATCTACACAAAGACTTCAGAAAGGACACTCCAGAAGATATTCGTGCAACTATTGTTCATGAATTGCTTCACTGTCACCTGGCTGTTCTGGAAGAAGCGGTGCATGAGGTTCTTAAGCCAGATCCAGATGATGCAAAAGCAAAAGCAGTTCATAAGATGATTATTTCTCTTATTGAATATGAAAATGAACGAATCATTGATAGCCTTGCCGAGTCAATGGGTAAGTGGATGCCAGTTCCAGATATGCCAAAACCAAGAGCTAAAAAGAAAGCGGCAAAGAAGACTGCTAAGAAACAAGTAAAAAGAAAGATATAAGATGGAAGTTCCAAACAATATGATTCCCCATATTGAAAAAATATTCAAGGGGGAGTACGACATTCCGTATGAAAAAGAGAATCCAGTGATTCTAGACATCGGTGGTAATGTTGGTGGATTTTGTTTATGGGCTAATCAAAGATGGAAGAACTCAAAAATTTATTCATATGAACCAATTAAAAAAAATTTTGAGTTTTTAAAATTAAATACAAAAAATCTTGATAATATCATGGTTATGAATCTTGCAATAGGTTCAAAGACAGAACAAAGAAGAATGCATTATGGAGCTCACAATGTTGGTGAGTGTAGTTTTCAGCATGGCGCTGAGCAGGTTGAAGAAGGTGAGGATGTTTCTGTTGTAGCAGCAAGTTTGTTGCCAAAAGCAGATATTGTGAAAATTGATACCGAAGGTGCTGAGATTGAGATACTAGAAAACATGGTTATTAAACCAGATGTTTATTTGATTGAATATCACTCAGCGTACAATAGAAGAAGAATTGATAATATACTATATGAATATACACTTGTCGCAGCAGATATTGCTAATGCCAATTTTGGAATCGTAAAGTATGCTTTATCAAGTAAAATAGAATATAAATAACGCCCCTTTAGCTCAGCGGTAGAGCACTTCACTTGTAATGAAGCGGTCCTCGGTTCAAGTCCGAGAGGGGGCTCTAAAAAAGGAGCAATGCAATATGCCAGAACTAAATGCGAATATTCCACCAATTGAATGCTATGTGCGTGGTAACTTCTTGAGAAATCAAGTTGATAGTCATGATATTAAATTCCCATGTGTAATTTTTGGGGTAGCGTCAATACCAGATAGAGCACCTGTGTTTCATTTCTTAATGGAAGATGGTGGTGTTTGGTGGAGAGCTCCAATAAATGCTTTTTGCTCATCCCTAGACAGCCCTGAGGTTGACCTGCATGATTTGGTTATGTGGAATAGTTTTTCTTCTCATATCGCAGTGACAACTTTTGAACACATGCGTGGTATGTCTATGACCTATCTTGACAGGCGTAAGAATAAAGTTGATGGCAAATATATGTTCACATTGGACTGGCATACTCCTGATTCAAATATTATAAATACTGGATATTCAATTAATCCAGGTCAGCACAAGTGTGGTCATGTGATAAAAAGAAAAGATGGTAACTTTGCCATCCAGCCAAATAACAGAGTTAGGCTATGGGATCCTTCTTACACAACAAAGAAAGACGAAAGATTGATTGAAAGATTGATCAATACACAAGTTTGGGATGTGGAAGATGGAGATAA